TAGACGCTTCTCTGCTTACCACAGATAGCGCTATGCATACATCTGTCCAAGGAATTCTAGCGCTTGGCCCCCAGATACTAGGGGACTTAACCGTAAGAGACTTCAGCGATTCTAAACCTGACATCTTTGTATAGTTCCTTGTATATTTTTATTAGTGGTGTGTTATCTCCCATGAACTCTCCTGTTTCAGTGTAGTTTTTAAACATTTCACACGCGGCTTTCTTAGAAGCGCAATGATCATACCATTTACACTCAGTACATGGGGGCTCTTGGCTTTTGATTGCCCTAAGTATGTTAAACAACGGTCTATGCATTAA